GCATATTATATCAAAAACAGATTCTAAAGTCAAGAACTATTTTTTATAGGTCGTCTATGTCTTCACCGGTTTTATGTTCTGACTGTTCTCTCTCAGAGGGAGTCATAGCAGACTCTGGACCAATCTTCATGGTTTCCCAATTGACTGTAGATGTAAATGAACGCATAGCAGCGGAACGCATTTTAGTACAATTAAATGTAATTGCTGCATCCTCCTGATCATAAGTCTCAAGAGCATAGGCAGCATCTGCGGCATCTAATATACCTTTTGCGAAACGCGCTTCGCCACTTGCGTCAGTTTGATATGGCGTTACAACAGTACATTCATACTCCTGTGCCATAGATTTGAGGGCTTTGCTCACCTCTATTTGTTCCGTCCAGTCATACTGTCCCATGCGTGAAGGTACAACAGATCTCTTGACTTGATTGATATAGTCAACCAGAACTACCGCGACATTGAGTGCTTTCACTTTCTTGTCCATTTCTGCTTTGATCTTTGCGAGGGTCAAAGCTGGATCATAAATAACATCAACTTGTTGATTCGGGAGAAGATCACAAGTAGTTGTAAGATTATGATGAAACTTCTCAAAGTCTCGGTGTTCTTTATACTCTTTCAATTTGTCTTGACTATCTTTGAATCTGTTAGTCCACCATCCGGCAACTAGTTCCCATTCGAGAACACTCAGATTTTTTGTACGCAACCGTGAGAATGGTACTCCTGTTGCAATAGAACAAACTCTTTGAAGGATGGAGCGGCTATCCATCTCAATAGTGAAATACATAGCCGACCTTCCGCCCTCAAATACACTGTGAGCAATATTTGCACAAGTAAGCGATTTACCAGCCCCGCGACGACCCCCGATAAGAACCAAATCTTTCGGAGAGAACTGAATCTCACGGTCATAGTCTGCATTAAGACCAAGAGCTAGGTACTTACCAATCTCATCATCATCTTCAAATAAAGCTATGCGCTGCATACTTTCTTGAGGCTCTTGTAGATCGACTTTCTTTTCGACGTCGAGTACAATTTGATGTAGATGTGCAACTGACTCCTCTGCATCTTCAAAAGCTACAGAGTTGTCAATATACGTTTCAAGAGAATCTAAGATTTCTTTCTGCGTATACTCATTTTTGAGATACTGTAGAAGCATAAATGCATCAGCTTCTACGTCGATACTTTCGATTGCAAACAGTTTTTCTACTGTTGCAGGATCTCGTACCTCAAACTTTAAATCTTCAAAGGTAGGAAGTGTATGAAACTTATCACAATGTTTATCTATTACACTAAAGATAGTGTGATATTCATTGGGAAGATAATCTTTGCGAACGGACGTCCAGGTCTCAAAGTCCTGCAGCGTCAACACCTGCTTGATTAAAGCACTCGCAATATTCAACACTTCCCCCGAAGATAAAGCAGCCCCGAAGGGCCGCTAAGTTTTTAGCCTGCAGCTTTTTCTTTCTTTGCAGCACCATCGTAGTCTTCCGCAACAAGACCTCGACGAGTAAGCATAGTTTTAACACCGCGGGCAGTTTTACCAATAGCCTCTGCAATTTCTTCAACAGTCATTCCAGAGATGTCACCTAGATCTGCCAAAGGATCTTCTTTGGTAGAACCTTTTGTATGCTCTTGACGCGGAATCGCATCAATATCACCAGAGCGAAGTAGGCTGAGAGCCTTTCCTCGTACTGAGTTTACTGAACGATCTAAAACATCAGCAATTGCTTCGACAAATGCACCATTATTTACCATTTCGATAAATGTAGTTTCTTCGTCCTCTGAGTACGTTCGTACTGCTTCTACTTTAGGAGCAGGCTTAACGTGATCTGTCAATTCCATAGAAAGAATCTTTCCTTGGATTGATTTAGCGGAAAAAGCTCCGCCATCAAAGTTTTCAGCGATTTGAGCATAGGTATACTCACCGCTATTGTCTTGCACAAAAGTTGCAAGAGTTGCTTCTTGTGATTCTGAGAATGCACGAGAAGTAGAAGCAGAGGCTAGCTCTACTTCATAACCCATCTTTCTCAATTTGCTTGAGATAGATCGAGTAGAAGTCTCAAGTTGATCTGCTGCTTCTGCAACAGTTCCTTGAGAGATTGGTGATTCATCACCAACAAAAGTGACAAGCTCTTCAGTTCGCTCGTCTGTCCACTTAGGCAATGCCATTCATTTCTCCTAAAAAGTCTAATAGATTTTCGACTATTGTTACGCCAGACTCTCTGGCTTTGGTTGTTTTTTGGGACTCTACTCCACTTTCATTGACCAGTATTGTTACGTCTTTGGTGACACTACTTTTTACTGTGTAGCCATGCTGTTCTAATGCTTCTGTAGCCTGAGCCTTGGTTCCAAAACTCTTTAGTTTGCCACTAATACAAACTACTCCTACATTCGTCCGGCTAACGGGCTTATCGAATGCGAAGCTGTGTGGTATATCAAGAAGAGGGTATTCTTCTTCAAGCCACTCTAACAGACTTTCAGTAGCTTTTGGGCCAAGACCTGCTTCTGCACAACTATCTTCATTTATATCATGTATTGATTCACATACTGCAGATAGTTTCTCTGAGGCTGTCTTACCTATGAGGCGAATACTGAAAGCTGCCAATAATATATTTAGTGGTGCTTTTATCGAGTTTTCTATTTCTGTAAACAATTTCTGTCCGAGTTTTTGTGACCCCAGTAGATCAATAATCTCATGTTCTGATATTGCATAAATGTCATTTATAGATTCCAATGCCAAAGAATTGATTGCAGCTGGACCTAGACCCTTGATCTTAAGAGTCTTGGCAAAGTGTTCAATCTTCTTTGATGATTGGTCTCCACAAGAGGAATTACGGCAATATAGCAGAGGAAACGATAGCTCCAGCTTACTGCCACAACTTGGGCAAATATCAGGTATAGCAATCGTCTGCACAAAAAGGTCTCCTTTGAAATTGAAAAGATATTATATAAAAATTTAAGTTCTTTGTCAAGAATTATTTTTCGTCAACACGTCGCAAAATTCGAGGTATAATTTCACCACTGCGAATTACCTCTACCTTGCATCCGATTTCAAGATTTAGTGAATTGATGTAATCTATATTATGCAGTGTAGCTTTTTGAATTACAGCGTCACCAATAGTTACAGGCTCAAGTATTCCTACAGGGCTTACGACCCCGCTCTTACCTACTTGCCACTTTACATCAATTAGAGTAGTTATTACGCCCTCTTTCTTTTCTTTGAGAGCAAAAGCTCCCCTTGGATGATGAGCAGTATATCCTTGTGCATCAAACTCTTTATTCTCATTCATACGATAAACGAGACCGTCTGTAGGATAGATGTCATCCTGTACGTGTTGTACAGTTGCAAATCCCATAAGAAAAAGATATTCTAATGTACCTGTCCATCGAAGAAGATGACTTGGCTGCATATCATATGCAACAAAGTTTATATTTCTTTCAAGAAATTCATTAGGATCTTTGAGATTCAAAGCACCTGCAGCATAGTTTCTTGCATTTGGAATAGTTTTTGGAGCAACAAGCTCTCCTGTAATCTGTACTACATCTTCTGCAGGTTTTCCTGTAATTTGAAGAGGTACTTTATGTTGCATTTTATCTGTAATATCTTTTCCATGTAAGCCATCCCCACGAGTAAGAGCAAGCTGTAGCTCTCCTCTTATGTAAACAAGAGATACTGCGGCTCCATCAAGTTTAGGACTTGATACATATTCTTTTCCTGCAGGAGCATCTTCTATATCGAAGAACTTCTGCAAAGAATACATACGATGAATGTGAGGAACACCATCAGTTATCTGATGCCCTACATCATTGAATTTGTAGACATCGGCAAGTACATCAAACTGTTCATCTGATATAATTGGATCGCCTTCGTAGTATTTTTTGACTGCGTGCTCTAAAAATTCGCGCATGGTTTCCTCACTTATTTATATATATTATAGAGGATTCGGGGAAGAATGTCAAGGATTATTTGTAGATTTGCTGAATAAAATCTTTAAAGTGTTCTTCTAATATATCTTTACTTTCTGCAAGGGACAGTATCTCTACTAGACCTGCAAAAAGTTCTCGTGAATTATCAAAATCTAACTCCATTGCAATTCCTTCAGGCGAAGGCATCCACTCCTCTGTAAATGCTAAATAGTATTTACGAAGATGTAGATATTCAGTCCCGCGAAAAGTACTGACAGTTAAACGTACCTGAGTTTCTTTATTTTCATCATAGTGTATTATTCTCTCATAAAGAGCAGGAGCTTCATGTAACTCCATACTATTTCTCGTTCTTTA